CTCACAGAACCCGTATTTCTCTGGTGTGGTTTTACCCTTTTCTTCATCGACACGTCTGTCTTTATAGGTAAAATTGCCACAATCAGAGCAAATTATATTTTCTATACCCATTATTCCTCGCCTCTATATACCACATCATAGAGGTTATCCCTATAAGCAATCGCTTCGTCATGCTTTACGTCTTTAGGGTCGAATAATGCTTTATTATATTTATGCTTTGGATCTTTCATCATCGCATCTATTTCTATTCTAGCTGAGTCAGCATCTACAGAGCTAGAGTCTTTCCCCATGCCAGCCATCTCTGGCTCATTAAACGCTGTACCGATCTTATGTAAAAACTTAATCATGGCAACATTGTTAGAGATACCGTTCTCGTTCACAAACTTTTTCAAATCATCGTCTGCAAAACGATTAAAGGCACGTCTTGACAATGCAAGGTTTTTGTCGTACTGCGTTACCCCCCATTCTTTCTTAAGGGCAGTTTCAGCATTTACACGGGATTGTCCGATAATAGCATCTTGGTCAATCATCGCACCGTTTATCATATCGGTATAAAAGTCAACTGCTTTTTGTGCTTGCGTATTGGAAAAACCTTGCTCAAATGCTTTTTCTCTGAACTCCTGTATCTTTTGCAGGTCTTGTGGATTCTGAGAAAATCGTTCATCAATCTGCAACTCGTACTTATCTGGAGCTTCTGGACGACCTAGCTTAGTATAAAAATCGCTACGTTCTTCATCAGTAGATTCCTCCGTTGGCACTTTCACCCTAGAACCCAACATCTCCTGCATAGAGAGATAAGAACTACTAAGTCCACCCACATCCTTAAACTTCTGTAGGGTAGCGTTTTCCTTAAGATCATCAGGTAAATAACGTGCCTGCCAAGAATTATCTTCTGGTGTTACTGGTTCTTCTGTGATGAGATTATCGTTTGTCACGGTCGCATCTTCAGTCATAACAACTCCTTTAGTTGGTTACAGGCAATTTTAGCCTTATCAAAATACTCTCGCTTTGTCATAGTCTTACTGTGTACTGCGTCAAACATCTTTTTAGTGTCGCATAGAAAGGGTCGCTTATCATAAATAGAACACATATTATCTTCTGTTAAATCAGGACAACCGATGGCTTTACAACACGCCCCACATTTATCACAATCAAAATTCCAATCACTCACTATAATTTTTTGCTTGTTGTTTAACTTCTTTAAACGCTTTGATTTGCGACTTTATTCCTAAAACCAATCCCCTTCCACCTTCATGGTAATAGGTAGAATAAGGATCATTCGGTACTGCTGAAATCTGGTTAGAATACATATCGTCTAAAAACTTTAATACTCTTTCACCATAGACTCCAGAAAATGTTTTTACTATTGCATCTCTAATTTCGTCCAGTTCTTCATTGTACTGGGAACGCATCCGCACCTCCTAGTGCTTTAACCATTGGAGCAGCTTTTCCTGCACCTTCAGCTACCTGTGATGCCTGTGCAAGTTGTTCTTGCATCTGCATTTGTTGTTGTCGTTGTTGTCTTAACTGTGCTATTTCTTCTTGAGAACGCATAATCTCATTCGGAACAGCCATTCGTTCACCAATAATTTGTAATGCTTCATCCATATCAATAAGGTCAAGTACGTCAGGCGAAAACGATGCCATATTGGCAGCAACGCCAAGCCATCTTTGGATACTTGTAACGTCTTGTATTTTTTGGTTCTTCGCCAGTTGTCCAACATAAGATACCTCTATTTCATCTAGTTCTTGTAATGCAGGTGGGGCTGGTGGTAAAATACCTGCCCTACTCATTAATCCAAAACTACGTAGTATCAATGGTGTTAAAACTTCACTTTCAAATCGTGCTACAGTTGGGCCAAGTAGCTTCTGTATTTGTTCCCTAACGGTAGCTACCTCTTCAGCAGTCATGTTGAGTTTTTCTGGTAATACCAACTGGTCTGCTAGGAATATGCCCCGAATAGATTTTTTTAGTTCGTCAGCTTTAAGGGATGATAAATCAAATCTACCTTCAAATCGCAAGAATTTAAACCTTTCGGGTTCTCTGGAATAGTTAATAGCTGATGGAGTCATACGGAACGTACCAATAATACCCTGATCTGGAGCAATCAAAGGTGGATGAACTGCCGTTGCTAGTCCTTTCAACTCTAACTCCCTAATCTTATTCAAGGTTTTAATATCAGGCATCGCTATATCGGCAGGACTTCTACCCCATAGTTCGCCTGATGATTTTTCAAACCTCCCAATAACATATGGAAGTTCATCGAAGCCACTTTCTCTAACTAATGTTCTTGAATCTAAATGAATATCGAGGGATGCAAAACGCTTTTGAAGAGCGTCTTGTGAACCAGACTTATAATCATCCCTAGGCATTAACACACGTACAAATGTAAACTTTTCATCTGGCTTATCTTTGCAAGACTTTTTTACCTTGTCGGGTAGTTTACGCATTCCAAACATCTGCTTGGCTTGACGTGCTGTAAATGTGTATTCCCAAAATACCGTATCAGGTTGTCCTCTCTTATCTTCAGCGAAAACAAACTGTCCAGTAGGTATGGAAGTGAAAACTAATCCACCAAAATTTTCGTTATAAGAATCATTTTCTTCTAGCAAGATATTAATCGTACCGAAAGATGTGAAATCTAAAAATGCTTCTCCGATAGCAGTATAGAAATTACTTTCGTGCATACCAAAAAACATTTTTTGAGTTACATCGTGAAACCAACGCTTAACGGTAGGTTCTCTATTCAGTTCTGCAAGGACGTGTCCTGATGGGATACCTAATCCAAACCATACTACGGATTGAGGAACAAGAGCATTCTGCATAGACATAGCCATCAAACGACTTGCCTCTGGTGCAGAAGAATCGAATAGTTTATTGGTATGACGTTCAGCACTAACATGGGTAGAACTGTCTACGCCTTGTTTACGTGGTCTTATGTAATCTCTTACATCACGAAAGAACGGCTCCCATAGCATCCGATCCCCTTTTAAGACTTCATACCGCCTAATAATATCTTTAACGGAGTAACTATATGCCATGTTACGCTCCTAACAAAGTTTTCTTCTCTGTTTCACCACCACCCAAAACGCCTTCTGGCCTTACAACAGCCCTCTTCCCTAACTTGATACGACCTTTTTTAATGGATGGTACGGCTGCCCTGCTAGTAAAATATTTATCTTGGTTGTCTTTAACATCCTGAACGCTAATACTTTTATCAGTTTCATAGCCAGAAAGTGCTTGACTTGGTACTTTACCCTCACTAATAGCCGTATAGAAAGAACCTGTAGCAGATCGTCTGCTAACATTCTCTGGGTTATCATACATATAGTCTATGTAGTCTTTAATACCAGATACACGAAATTCCTCGTCCCTTTTTTCCTGCAAAATCCTACGTTCTTCCTCCTGTTTTGCCTGTATCAGAGCGTAATTCATCGCAGGGACAGCAGGACGACCTCCACCAAATATTGCTTTAAATTTACTCATAATCCTACTCCATCTTAAGTGATAAAACAGGGCCACGTTCTACCAACCCAGACTTCTTCATTAAATTAATAAAAAGTTGTTGTTCTTTTTCTGCCAGTTCCGCAGTAGCTGTAACAAATAAATGGGAACAATATTGTTCTTTAGCCCACTTCAATGCGTTGGATATTAAATTTCTACCTGCATCCGTTCTTCTGCCAGAAGCAAACACCCAAAACTTGCCTATATAACCAAATGGCTTATCGTGAAATTCAAAACTTTTACCCATCATAACAAACCCTATTATCTCATCATCTTTCTCAGCAACTAAAATATCAGAATCTTCGTACTTAATATAGTCGTAAAGATATTTAAACGCATTAGCCTTGTTATATGAGAGTCCATAATTACTTTCTTCGTTGGCTTCAGTGGTACGTTCTACTAGCTCACTTGTATCATTAAGTTCTGCCAACCTAACCGTACTATGAGTTGTTTTTTTCAAGCCGATAACAAACCTGTATTAGATTTAGTACCAACCACTTTCTTTTTATAAAACAAACTTGGTTGGTTTAGCTCATCTTCATCTACAGCACCTACCCCTAGACCACCTCCTTCGTTCATAATGGTGTTTTCTCTGGTATCCGTAGAAGCTAATCGTTGCATCTTCTTACGCTTCTCATCGTCTAATTTTGCTTGCGTCACCACTTCTGGTTCTGGTAGCTCTGTCTTAGGGGGCAGATAATCTGCTTCCCTAGGTGCTGGCATCATTACTGGTGCAGGCATCGCAGGCATTGATCCTTTACTGCCCATAATTATCTCCTATTCAAAAACATCATATTCTGCCACCGCACTTGGTTGCATATCTTTCACCGTCAAATATCCTGCCTCAAATCCTAAAGAACAAGTTGACAAAGAATCAAATCCATGAGAAGCCCAATTATGCAACGGTCTATTCTTGTAACAGCCGTTCTTATCATCCCATTCTTTACGGTAATTCTTCAAACAAGTCAAGCCCCTACTGCATTTATTTTCATCGAAGTAGAACTGAGGAAACAAATTTCTGACGCTTTCAATCTTATCCATCACGTCAGCAGGCCTTGGTACGGTGTCAAACATGAGTCCTTGCTCCCTAGCAAACTCTTTCCTTGTCTTGCCTATCGTAAAATCCCTTACCTCAATATCATGGGGTGCTAGATGTTTACCATAGTTGTAATCTTTTGTTTTTAATAGATTAATATAATGAGATAACCCTTCGTCAGAGTTCTCGTAGTAATCTATAAACCTGATTGTATCCCTGTGAACTTGAAAAAACCAAATACAAGTGGTGTCATTAATCCCTAAATCCCAACTTGTGTGTACTGGCGAACTTCTAATATACGGTACAGTTGTTACCCGTTGCTCTAAATAAGCTAGTTGTAAATGACGTGATAAATACGCTCCTTCGATACTTTGTTCAAATGCTTCTTTAGCAGTCGTAGGATATTCACGCTTGACATCATCGCCTAGCTCTGCGACCTTCTTAGCATACCATGATTGTTGTGCTTTCGTAAACTTGTATTTAAGTTCTGCTTCCTGTTTTTTGAAGTAATCGACTACATCTGGTGTTAATTGTGCCGTTGTTTCCAATCTGTAGGCTTTTTCCTTGTACCAAGGGAAGAAAAAGAACCGATAATCCATCGTAGTGAGTTCTTTTTGTGAAATAGTAGCCAGTTCAGCGTCACGACACTTGGTAAAGAAGTCACCTTCATTCCCCATAGCGGTAGATTCAATAGCAAGCAGGGCATCTCTAGGTAGAGTTTCAATACTACCCGTTCTTACCTCTCTTGCTTTCTCTGGTTCTTTAGCACAAATCTTACCATACTCTGTAATCAGTAATTGAGAGAGTGTACCCGATCTCATCGAAGTGGAAACACGAAAAGCGGAACCATTACTAAAGATCAAACGCTTACCTTGCTCACTTTCCAGCTTAATTGTATCGTGAATCAGTTCTCTCAAGGCAGGAATGTCTTTAGCCACGTTATCCCAGACATCTTTAACCTTGGTACGGAAGATTTCTTCCGCATTTTCTCTCGTATCAGCGATAATTCCTGCTTCCCTATTAGGATTAAACAGGCAATCATCCAGAAACAGGACAGCAAAGAAGGTTGTGACCCCTAGTTGACGTGCTTTAAGCACAACAACCCTATTCCATATATTATTATAGAGTTCTTTTTGCGACCAATTCAAGCGAAAGGGTATTAAGGAACTCCCTTCTTTTGGTCTTATGTGGTATAGGTTGTTTAATCTCCAAGTACGGCTTTTAATTAGCTGTACTAGGTTCGTCTGCGTCTTTTCCGTCTTTTTTGTCACGCACAATCCTCGGATTATAGTCAAACCCTGATTTTTTATCTTGAATTTGCAACATCGCTTCAGCAATCGGGTTCATAGCATTAGCTACACTATGACTTTCCACTTGGACTTGTTTCACTTCTGGATAAACAAGACGCATTATCTTTAATACTATGTCAGCCTTAACCTTAACAGGGGTATCTATATCCCTAAAGATGGATACAGCCTCCTTTAAAGGCTCAAAGTTGAGCTTATTAAGAACCTCTCCTACCATACGGTTCTTGTTAATGACGTTCTTAGGACGGCCTGGCCCCCCAAGCCCTCCTTTTACAAACCTTTGCAACTTATTGTCATCTTCCATCGGGTGTTACCATATCATGTGGTGGTTTAGGTAGCTCAATACGATGCCAGTAGTACGGATGCCTGACAAACCTTGGGCTACTCAAATCGTATACTGAATAACAACGATTATTAGGTGATCTAAATACCATTTCTTTAGAATGCCTTGGTCTAAATCTACAAGATACTGGGTTTGAGTTATAACTTACCTCTAAACCAGACTCATGGACTAGCTGTATTTGAGTTGGTACTTCATTTACAGACCAATTAACCATCTTATGAGGTGCTGGTATCACTAGCATAATCGTTATGATTAGCTCGTTCATTTTGGATCAGGCTTATCCCTATCGACACCCATCTTCCAAGTGGCAGCACCACCAATACCAAGCATACCCCAAGCCTCTTCCGAGAAGCTGTGATACCCAAACATCTGACAAGCCATCATACCCATACCCAATATCATCAGTATGTAAGTTTTTTGGCCTTTAAGCCTACTGTCTATAAAACCTATAATCGTTGGAACCATTATATCCTCCAGTTAGTCATTAGCGTTACACTCTGACAACCTTTTTACCATATCGTTCTCAAATTGCAAGCGTTCTTCCATCCATGCTTCAGACACGGCATAGCTACCGTCATTCAAAAGACGCATCTCACCGTCTTTCAGTAGAATTACCTTGCCTCCGCAGGCGTTTAAAGATACCAGCAAGACGACCAACATCACGGTCAGCCAAGGCTTTCTTAATATCCTTCTCGTTGTCCTTCCAAACACGTTCTTTACGGGCTTTAAACCTTCTCGTAACGGTTTCTCTGACAAATCCAAGTGCTTCTCCAATAAGACCCCACATGACGGCTCCAATTTATAAGGACAGTTACTCTTCTTTTGGTTCTTTGTCTTTCCTAGTGATGTAAACCATGTAGTCAGGATCATTTTCTTTGTCCTTAAAGGAATTAGTCATAACCAACAACTTCGTTTGGTAGGTAAAGTTACCACTAAAATAATCATTACCATTCTTATCCTTGTTTTTCCAAAGACCACCTATCGGTACTAGTTCACCCATTTTTTTCTATGTCCTTTATGTGAGGTTTAAGTTTATCACTACCTGCTTCTATATGCCAAGACGCTCCCAGATCATTAAACTCTGGAAGATGTTTCTCATTCCATTTTAACATCATCAGATTAGCACAAGCATGACCAATATGATCCTCTACCTGATGTCCCTCTTTCAAATAAATATAGATATGACGTAAGGCGTGGTTTATGAGGACTGAATCTTTAAGTCCTTTCTTCCAGTTGTGATCCCCATGACTCTCCGCACCTTCGTGCATGGCTTGGGCTACCGCTTCAACACCCTCGGCTGGTACTAGATCATACCGTACCCCTTCAACATCGTCACTCCTACTAGCCCCAGTTTCATACACTTTCTTTTTAGGCACACTACCCCCTTTCATCATTTCCGATAAATCTTTCTTTGATCCATTCAATATATAATTATATATTATGCCTTTCATAATAATCAATCAGCCCTCTTGGGCTGTAATATTTTTTATAAATGTTTTTCTTTATTTTCAATTATATCATTTTTGAACAACTTTGTCAACCCCTTTAAAAAATGTAGGGTTTTAACTTTTATATTTTTTTTATAACTCTACCCTAAACCGCCGACTTTGGGAAATAGTGTTGGGCTGGGGATGGGATAGTAATTAATTCGTATGAATTCCCGTTTTCGGGGTCGTGCGTACTAGGAAACGAAAAAAGTTCTTTGTTTACAAGCACTTAGCTATCATTGATGACCTAACTATCGATGTTATAAGGACTTAATTAGCCCATGCCAGCTAAGTCCCTGTATTATATGGTCATTAACCATTAAATCATATAAGCTCATTATATATTAGCACCCTAACCCTAACGAATACCGTATGTTATGCAATACCTACCATACAGCCTATACACTAACTATCGATAAACAAACGATAATAAAGCATAGAGGCAATCAAAACCCTTTAGAATCAACAACTTAACTGCGGTGTGTAAATCGAATAACCTTTAGAATCAAAGGGTTAGCCGACAAATCTACACTGTTGTAGATAATCGACACTAAACAGTGTAACTAATTGACACGAATTGAAAAGCGTTATGCTTTGAGGAATACAACGAAAAGAAATTACTCCTTTAGAATCAAATAGTTGAACGATTGTCAATTGAAATGGTATCGATTTTGCTTCAAAATGGTCAAGGCCTGAACTCTATCTAGGAACGGCCTAGGTAGAATACAACGGGCTTACTATCATACATTACAGGGAGTTATACAATGGAATTCATAGAACGCATGAACGCATGGAAGTTGGAAGGGAAAGCAATCGCTAAACAATGTTTAAAGGATGGCACAGACGTGAATGACGCATTGGCACTGCACCAAGAGAGCAAGCCTAAGGATACAGCCTTTGAAATAAGGATAAGCGACAGGCTATGGATACGCTTTCCTAAATTGAAAGAGGTGATTGACAGTAAGACTAAAGAGGTGAAGCTGGCTGGCGGTAACGTCTGTATTGACAATGAAGGATGCCAACAGATGTATCAGCCAGTTGGCGGATTCGCTTACTTCATTGACGCATGGAAAGAGCAAGGATTGAATGACGATATGTACAACGCTCTAAAAACCGCTACAATAGACCACTTGCCACATACTAAGCATCACAGAGCCAGTGTACAGGGCATTAAACAGAGTAAGGGTGCTAGAGATGCCGATGTTAAGGTAATGGCTGACAATCGCCCTTATGTACTGGCTGACTTAGCAAATTGGAAATAAGTCTTTAGTTTTTAACAGTTTAAGACCGTCACATCCTTCGGGGTGTGGCGGTTTTTGCGTTTAAAGCATTGTTATACTTTGCGTTATCTCAAAATCTATCTACCTAGGTAGCGTTTGAAATGATTCAAAGGGCAATACAGGACAAAGCCCTTGATTGACAGTGAATCAATGGTATTGACAACGTGATAAAATCTAATTTGAAGCGATCAAAGGGGCATACAATCGATTATTATTGTTTATTCGATCAATGGGTTCAACCAATAAAAAACATAGCCTTAAATCGCTTTAAAATTGTTTACTACCATGCAACCCTGTATAAGACCTTTATATACAAGGGTTTAGCTATTTGACTATCATTTCTTAGGAGGGAGGTGAGTACAGTATGGTTAATTCCCTAGGTGAAGCAATAGTACTAGATATGGTGTTTTTCTTATGGGTAGGACTAGTAATAGGCTTTGTAATAACGTGTGCAATACTAATACTAACCGATTAACAGGAGAGTTACAATGAAAGCTATAGCTTATCTAATTATTGTAACAGTGTTTGTAGTGAGTATGTTTACAGTAGCAGGTCGTATTAACGCATGGGAGAAGGCTAATGATTACCCATACGGTATGTTATGTGATGTTTATAATAACTGTTAACTAGGAGAATTATAATGGCATCTAAGAATCTAGTAGAAAGCTCTAGGAAGTGGTTTAATTCCCTGACAGAGAGTAGGTTACAAAAGTATGCTAACGCTAATGAAGGACAGCATACACGTAGGTTACGTAAGACATTAAAGCGTACCA